ATTTTGACGGGTTCCACATGATAACTAAATTGTTTATCGGTATTTCTAGTTGCAAATGATTCCATTGCTAATCTTGGGTTAAGCGCAAATTCATTAGCTATCATTAAAGATACCCGATCTTCCGCTTCATTTGCTACACCCTTTAATGCCGATTCCTGCTTAAAAGACCATGCCAAAGAATACGCTGCTGCTTGTGATTCCTTTATACCTTCATTTATAAACATTGCTTCAACATCTTCTCTGGAATTATTTGCATCATTGATAAAGGCTTTATCGTATATTGCGATATCTACATTAGCCTTAGATAAGTCCAGTTGGTCTTTTAGTGTTTCGTCCCTTTTTGCTTCTTTTTCAGTCCTTAGTTTTAATTGATACCTAGAAACAAAGTCATCCGATACTGTCGAGTTAAGTGAAATCTTTTGCATCAGTTTTTGCCTTTTATTAACTGTGCCTTTAGGATCCCACAATAAATCTTGCTCAATATAATATTCGTTATTTACTACTTTTAAATAAGCACCATCTTCATCCCTTTGCATGTCTGCATGGAGTTGTTTTTTTAATATGTTCTGGACAAATTCTCTCTGGAAACTCAGAGCTTTTTCTGGTGTGCCTAATCCCCCTATTGCTAGCCAATCAGCTAATTCTTCATTATATTCTTTAAATATTTTTCTTAGTTCAAGATCCCCACGCATATTTAATTTTTTACTATGTAATTCTTCAGGATCTCCAGTTACACCAGCTCCACCATCGAGGACATCTATTTGACTACTGTTATCTACTAGATAGTTCTTTCCATTTTCGTCTTTTTCCCATATTTGGTATCCAGATAATTCATCAGTTGGTTGTATAGAAACTTGACCACTATCATACATATCAGAATTACGAAATATCGCTGTTGCTGAATCTAAAAGATCATTAGTCTTTTCTGAAAGCAAGTAGTTTGCTTTTGTAGAGACAACACCTGGCAACGTTTCCATAAAATATTCTTTCTTTTTACGTTCTAAATCATAGTAATATTTCTCTACTCTTTCTTTTTGAGAATATGGGACATCATATTCATCTAGTGGTTTATCTTTTATAGTTACTGAAGGTGTACCATCTGTACCAGTAACACCTATCCTAAAGTCTGTTGAGTGCCTTTGGTCAAAATTTGTCAATACTGTAGAGAGATCTGATAGGTTTTCTACATCTGTGCTTGGCAGATTTTCTGCAACCTCTAACATTAGTCTTTCGTGCTGATCCCCCATCGCTTTGATTATATTCGCACCTTGTATCTTGTCAGTATTTTGCTTCCATGTCTGTGCAATTTTACCACCTACACCGACCAATTTAGTGGTTTCTTCCCATAGACGTACCTCTTGTTTTGCTGCTCCTGTAACATCTAAAGGAGTAGGAGCTTGTTTCCTAGAAGCAAATGGTGAGACTCTTGATGTAAGACCTCTGGTTTCTTGTACTTCGTTATTTGATATTTCTGCCATTATCTTATCATCCTGTAGATTTAGAGGACATTAGCCAATCTGTTCCACCCATTGAGTGAAAAGTTTGACCAGAGCTAGCTAATCCAGACATAAATGATGCAAATTGAGAAGCATCTGCACCAGATCGTGTTAGATCTGCCATTCGTTTTAGTTTATTGTATTTTTGTACTGTATTAAATGCTTCTGTATCAACAGCACCTTTTGTTTTTCTATCAAGATTAGTAATTGCCATATCCAAATCTTCTTGATTTTGCAATAACTGTGTTGCAGTATCTAGCCTGTTTTTTATCATTTGATCCGCAGCAGTACCTGAATCCATCCTAACACCACTTGCTCCAATAGTAGACTCAGTTGCTCCTAAAGACTTTGCCCCATCTCTTTTTAATTGAGCAAGTTTATCAGATGCTTGTTCTTTAATACTTATTGAATGCTGGAATCCTTCTTCTTTTATTTGAGAAATATTCCATTTGCCAGTAAGTAAAGTAGTTTCTGCCTGAAAATCATACTCATCCCCTTGCATTTGTGCTGCTTTTCTCGCAGCTTCCATTCCCATATAATGTCCTGCGAATTGCAGAAATGCCGTAGATGCTGCTACTGCTCCCATATTCCCCCTAACTCTTTATAATCAATAAAATCTATCATGCTCCTCCTGTTTCAACTTCTACTGATAATGCGTTAATCTGCATAGGCAGAGGGCTAATACTGCGAACAATTACATTATGCGTTGAATAGCCAATTCCTGATAACGAAGTTTTTTTGATCCCATTAAAGAAATCAATTGGCTCTCCAGTATTTTGTTGTGTTGACCTAAACAACAGTTCTTCTGTAGTTTCATTAAATTCTAATTCTATACCTAGACTGTCTTGTATTAACGCAGTCAGTGTAAGAAGTTTTTTATTAAATGTATATTGGTTATCAGGTGTTGGAGGACTTAATGTCTCTATTTGTGATGTATATGGAAAACCAGATATTGCTGTTGTAGCGAGTGTGTGACTGAGAGTAATTTTCTTGTTCCCATCAACAGTTCTTTCTGTATGTTCCATACCATTAGTACATAATCCTACTGTTTCTCCTTCTAGATGGTCTATTGTTAGTTCTTCTAACCTTAGATCTAATTCTGCATTATTTGCTGGTGTTGCTTGTAAGTTTTGGTCTAATTTCCATGTAGTTGGAGAACTACCAGCTATTACAGAATATATAGTGTCATTCCCTGGAATTTTAAAACGTAACCCTACTGCTGGCGTAGTTACCCCATCTTTCGTAGTTAATTGTGCGTTTAATGCCTGACTCCCACCATCAACTTTAACTGCTGTTTTACCAGTTCCATATGTTATTTGTTCTGAGGCTTTGTGCATTTTCGCAGAATCTAAATATACAAGCTCATTCCGTGTTATTTTATTCTCTGAAGGGTATCTCTCCATACGTTCAACATAATCTACATCCGCCCCATCAATTGTTCTCCTTATTTTAAGCCATACTTGGTCATAATCATTTCTTGGGATCACTGCTATATCAACGACTTTAGCAATACCACCTTGATATGTACCTCCAAATGTATGTTCTGACCATGCTTTAAACTGAACGGATCTGTCGTAACTTAATGATAATGCTCTTCCATCATCCATTAACATCCAGATAATAGGATTAGGTCTTTCCTGCCAAGCCATTTTAATTATACTACTGGTCGATATCATATCATATGCTTTCATAGATATACGACTTTGTAACCATTGATCTTCTGCTCCAGAGAACTCTAGTTCCTGTACTTCTCTGCCACCTAACTGCGGATATATCAACACATTAGATACAATAACAGGCTGGATAGTTGATGCAGAATATGATGTTTCTCTACTTACAGTAAATCGTGAAGGTGTTACAGATAGATTAGTTTCTGTACCATAAAGCATATAAACCCCTGCACTTGTCCCGATCGCAAGTTTCTTTGAGTCCATCAACCACATTATTTCATCAAGGGTATCTGAATCAATGGTAAAAGTTAATCCATTTGAATCTGTTATAACTTCTGATGTTATTCCTCCTGTTATTATAGGCGTATCTTGTAGAGACAATTCAGTTGGTGCAAAATTGTAGTAGTTACCTGATCTAGATGCCCAAATTGTTGAAGGTTCAAATGACGTTGCAGCAAATACAAATCTTTGTTGATATATTTGAGACAATTTTGGATACCCTTGGCCTGTAAATACTCCTGTCGTATAATTCAAAAACCCTGAAAAAGCTCCTAATCGCCACTCAGGAGTACCATTTGTTGTATCAGGGTTAGGAGATAGGTCTGTCTCTAACTTTACCTTACAAGTATAATCATTGGTTATTTCGGTGATTTTACCCCACCCCCAACGGATACCACCTTTCCTTGTTGTTGGATCTGCAAGCGGATTTAATCTTATCATCCGACCGATATCTGCGCTAGTAAAGAGTTGCCCCTCATTTGCTGCACTAGCATCTTGCCATGTTCCTGCACCATCAATATTCATTCTGGAAACAATAGTAACTGTACTACCTTTTAAATATTTAACTCTTTTTAATGTACATTTACCTGAGAATTGTACTCCTGCTGTTGGAGGTGTAGAAGAGTCCATGTTCCTATAGCCCATATCGAATGACTTGCTGTTAGGTTCATCCGATATTTGGATTGCAGCTGAAGTTGAATATACGACAAAGAAATGATTATCTTTACCACTATTCGATGAAAAGGAGTTTCCTGCATCACCTAATAATTTGTCTCCGTCACGATATGCAGTTGGAGTTGTGGCTTTATTTGTACCAAAAACCACATCTGCTCCTGCACTGCTATATGACATCTCACTACCACTAGAAGTTGCTTTGATCTTAAATGTTGTATATCCAGAAGTATGTATAAAATATTCTGTTCCAACAGTAACTCCACCTGGCATTGAACTACCACTACTATTACTAAATGAAACTACATCATCAACTAATAATCCGTGTGTCTTTGTTGTAGTAAACAGCAATTGTCCGCTATCGTTACTTGCAACCACAGGAGTAGTAATAGTAGGGTCAACTGTACCGTTTTTAATTATTATCTGAGTATTCCCTGTAACATCACTTGTTATGTCATTTACATGAAGATTAATTTTTTGTCCAGTTTGCAACCCATGATTTGCAGCAATTACAAAGTTGTTAGAGACATCAAATGTAATAGCTCCTATATCTTCTTCTACTGTAGTGCCAGAAATAAGAAAGGATTTATTGTTATCTGCATTTACACTTTGATAAGGACCATCTTCTGCATAATATTCACTTATTGTCCATACACTATCATCTTCTGCCCGAAGGGGATTAGTAGGTTCTAGTGTACGAGCTAGTAAAAAAGGTCTTTTAGTTGGACAAGTTATAAAAAGAACATCACCACTTTGACTAGCATTTAAAGTGCTGATTTCGTCAACTGTATTATTTTGTATCCACCAATGTGAATAAATCTTATATGGAGTTGTTGTACCTTGTACATTTAATAACTTATCTTGAGAATAAATCCGAATAGAAGGCTGGTAATGATAAGTAATTGATGAATTCCCTGTGAGATCTCTTGTAATAGGATTTGATATTGTTACAGATGATGCTGTTATTGCCGTTATAACAGATCCGTACTCTATTCCTGAAGTCGGATAGCCTGTTGTGTCTCCGTCAATACCATAACCAGAGAGATGCATCCCTACATAAAGATCTGCTGTATTTGAATGGTATAATACATTTGTTCCTATGCCAGAGTTTGCATTCCTTGCTCTAGTGCTTTCTGTCTGTCCAGTAGGAGGATCGTAACCTATCTCAACAACATATGCTTCTTCGCCACCTTTATAGAAAGGGAACAACCTAGATCCAGCATACGGAGTCTGTGCAACATAAGTTGTTCCAGGTCGTTTAGTCATTGGACCTTCCAGCAAAGGGATCATATTTTTGGCAGATTTGACACCATACCTATAGAATTCTTCTGGTGATCGGCCTTGTAGACTCTTTGCTAAAACTCCTTCAGTAAATCTTGGTTGTTGAAATTCGTATATCATTTATTACGGAGCAGGAGGAGTGAAATTGTTAAGAACTGCATAACCAGTTTTGGGCGTTGACCAGGTTCTATGAGGTTGCCCAGATGCCCTTCTCCGAGCATTCCAGAATGTAGATTCTTCTCTATGCTCTGGAGTTTTATCTTTAGAATTAGCAGATCGTGCTTCTTGTAATGCCATTAGGTATTTCTGCATCATTCTATCTTTAAGTCCATCCTTACCAGTTAGTGTTTCTGCCATTTCAACTGCAAGTTTTAATGCAATAGATTCTGATAAGAGGACATCTAATGAGTTAATATCTAAGGGTTCATAGATATATAGTAAATTAAGCTCATCTTCATTTGAAAGGATTTCTGGACCTTGCACTCTATATTTAGATACAGGCCAGACTTCTATAACTTTTATATAATCTGCTGGTAATTGGAATGTTGAATTCCAGCCAAACAAAGGATCATTTGATTTCGTTAATGCAACTCTTTTCATTGCAGAGTTCCAATCGTGTAAGCGTAATACAGAACGGATTACATCATCAATCCTTGAGTTTGCGATTCTTGCTCTTGCATTATTATCATTCAGATTTTGAATAGGAGCTTCACCTAAGTTAGATAAGGCAAGGTTTGCTACACTAACTTTATTCATAAATTCCTTTGTGAAATGCGGTTAGTAGATAAAGTTGTCTGCTTTCTGAACTAGTATTGAGCAGATGATTTAGACACTACTAACCGCTATGGTTTAGTCGATTGTATAATGAATCGTACAAGTCCATACCCTACCAGCAGTCCACACAGTTGTTTTATTAGTAACTATGATGGTAGCTCCATCAGGATATGATAGGGGAACAACACTAGCTGTAGTTGCAGTCTGTCCACTTTCGATCTTTCGATTGAAGTTGGCGTTATGCGAGGCTTCAGCTAATATTGCATCATGATCAGTAGTAGTAGTACCAGTTGAATCTGTTACTCTGGTTCCTAATGCTGTTGGACCAGTTCCTACCGCAGCACTTACACCTAAATGTGCATCCCAAATTCTTGCACCTTTAGGCAAATCACCTATCACGATTACATCTCCTACCGCAGCACCTGATGCTGGGACAGTATATGTATCAGATAAAATACGCATTCTTCCACCCATTGAATGAGCATCACCCATCTTCATAGGTATAGAATTCGCCTTTGTCTGTTGTACTCCGTATACGTCTGCCATATTTACTCCTTAATTAATAGTTAAGCGTTCGTCTAAAAGGACTCAAAATTAATTAAGCGACTTTAAGACAGTCAATTTGAACGACCATCTCTTCCC